GCTCCGCATACATTCCGTCAAGTTTCTGTAAGGGGGTAGGTTTTCTAATGGGCAAACGCGGACCAAAGCCGGCTCCGACTCAAATTAAGATCGCCCGCGGCACGCTTAGACGCAAAGCTAAGCCCGAGCCGCAACCACCCACGGACGGCGTTTGCATGCCGCCGCACTTGGGCGAAGTCGCTACCGCACGTTGGCTGCACCTGTTGCCGATGCTGCAGTCCGTAAAGGTGATGACCCAAGCCGACGTTGAGGCGCTCGCCCGCTACTGCGATACGTACGAGTGGTGGCTTGCCACCCGTGCCAAACTGAAAAAGGAAGGCGACACGTACCCCATCCTCAACGACAAAGGGGAAGTGAAATACATCGCCCAACGGCCAGAAGTTTCAATCGCCCATAAGCTCGCGGTGCAGTTGCGGCAGCTGGAGCAGGACTTCGGGCTCAACCCAAGTGCACGAACGGCCCTGCATGTCGAAGCGCCGAAGCAAGAAGACGACGACGACGACGCCCGCATGTTCGCTTGATGCGAAGGCGGCCGACATCGCGGTGCGTTTCTTTGAGGAGAACCTGACGCACGCCAAAGGTGAACTCGGCGGCAAGGCGTTCATTCTTGAGCCTTGGCAAAAGGCGTACATCTCTAAGCTGTTCGGCACCAAGCGTGAAGGCGTTCGGCAGTACCGCACGAGCCTGCTGGCGATCCCCCGCAAGAACGGCAAGAGCACCCTGTGCGCCGGGATCGCCCTGAAGTTGATGTTCGACGGCGAGCCGGGGGCCGAGATCTACTCGTGCGCCGCCGATCGCGACCAGGCCCGGCTCGTCTTCGAGATGGCGAAGGTCTGCGTGGAGAACTCGCCCAAGCTGCGGAGCCGCCTGCGGGTGTTTCGCAATTCCATCGTACGGGAGGACACGCACTCAACCTACAAGGCACTGTCGGCCGAGGCGTTCACGAAGCACGGCCTGAACGCCCACGGGATTATCTTTGACGAGCTGCACGCGCAGCCAGACCGGGAACTGTGGGACGTGATGACCACGAGCACCGGAGCCCGGCGGCAGCCGTTGTGCGTGGCGATCACAACGGCGGGCTTCGACCGCAAAAGCATCTGCTGGGAAATCTGGCGTTACGCCCTAGCCGTGCGAGACGGGGCGATCAAAGACGAGACCTTCCTGCCTGCGATCTACGCCGCCGATCCCGCAGACGATTGGACCAAGGAAGCGACGTGGAAGAAGGCCAACCCGAACCTAGGCGTGAGCGTGAAGCTTGACGACCTGCGTGTCCGGTGCAAGCGGGCACAGGACATGCCCAGCGAAGAGAACACATTCAAGCGGCTGCACCTGAACCAGTGGACGGAGCAGGATACGCGCTGGCTGCGGATGGAGCATTGGGCGCAGGGCAACAAGCCCTGCCCGGTGATGCTCGACGGCCGGGAGTGTTTCGCGGGGCTCGACCTTGCCAGCACTTTCGACACCACCTGCTTTTGCCTGCTGTTCCAACTGGACGATGGCACCTTCTGGGCCGAGCCGCATTTTTGGATACCCGAGGACAATATGCGGGAGCGGGTGAAGCGGGACCGCGTGCCGTATGACCAATGGGCCAAGGAAGGGAAACTCCACCTGACGCATGGGAACGTCACTGACTTCGATCAAGTGCGGGCCGACATCCTGAAGCTGACGAAGAAATACAACGTCCGCCAGGTGGCGATCGACCGGTGGAACGCCACGCAGCTGTCCACGCAACTGCAAGGCGACGGCATAAACGTCCTAGGCTTTGGGCAGGGCTATGGCTCGATGTCTGCCCCTGCCAAGAGCCTGGAGGCGTTGGTGGTGGGCGGCAAGTTGCACCACGGCGGGCATCCCGTCTTGGCGTGGCAGGCGTCGAACGTGGCGATTCAGAGCGATCACGCGGGCAACATCAAACCCAGCAAGGCAAAGAGTAACGAGCGGATCGACGGCATTGTGGCCCTGACTATGGCGATCGGCATCCACGCGACGGCGACCGCGCCGGCACCGGAACAATCCTGGGACATCCTCACGCTATGAGCGAAAACGCCGCCGCCGATTTCAAAATGATCGATCTTCGCGGGATCGACTGGACTGAGACGAGCAGCAACCGCACGCCCTCGGGCATTCGCGTCACGGCTGACAACTCTATGGCGTGCTCGGCTTACACGGCGTGCATTCGCGTCATTTCGGACGCCGTATCGGCTCTGCCGCTCCACGTCTTTGAGCGGCTCGCAGATGGCGGCAAGGCCAAGGCCCCGACGCATCCGGTCTATCGGCTCCTGCATATGCAGCCCAACCCGTGGCAGACGGCGCAGGAGTTCCGCGATTGGATGACGGGCATGTACCTCCACTACGGTGCGAGCTACGCCGAGATCCGCCCTGGTGCTCGCGGTGCCGTGTCGGAACTGTGGCCGCTGCATTCGAGCCGCATGGACGCCGAGCGGCTGGAGGACGGGACGCTGCGGTACAAGTACCGCGAGCCTAACGGCAAGGTGACGACTTATTCTCAGGATCAAATCTTTGCCCTGCGGTTCACGACCGAAGACGGCATCAAGCCGATCCCGACGTACAAGATTTTCCAGAACGCCATCGGCCTGGCCCAAGCCTTGGAGGCCCACGGGTCCACCTACTTCGGCAACGGTGCCCGGCCCGGCATCGTGCTGGAGTCAGAAAACCCGATCCCGGTTGAGGCTGCCGAGCGGCTGCGTGAGCAGTGGGAGCGGATGCACAGAGGAGCCGACCGGGCATTCCGCACGGCCGTGCTGCCGAACGGGGTGAAGGCCCACGAGCTCAGCGGCAGCAATGAGGCTGCGCAGTTTCTGGAGACGCGGCAGTACCAGGTGATCGAAATCTGCCGAGCGTTCCGCGTGCCGCCGCACATGATTCAGGATTTGACCAGGAGCACGTACAGCAATATCGAGGTTCAGGGCACGGAGTTCGTGCAGCACTGCCTGCTCCCGCACCTGAAGCGGTGGGAAGCCGCGATCAGCCGGGACCTGATCGTGGACGATGAGACCTACTTCGCGGAGCACAGCGTCAGCGGCCTGTTGCGGGGCGACCACGCAAGCCGGTCGGCGTACTACGTTTCCGCTCTCCAGAATGGCTGGATGTCGATCAACGAGATCCGCGAACTGGAGAACCTTAACCCGATTGGGCCAGAGGGCGACCGGCACTTTGTGCAGTTGAACATGACCACGCTCGACAAGGTGGGGCAGGACGCACCGGCTGCCCCGCAAGACACACCGGCCGAGCCGATGGACGGCACGCCCGAGGACAACACCGAAGACACGACCACCGCCCAGGAGGTGCCGACGAATGGAAATTGAACGCCGCGACTTCGCCTTTGAGGAAGAAAACGAGTTGATCGTGGAGAGCCGGGCCGATGGCCGGGCCGCGATCATCGGCTACGCCGCCGTCTACAACCGGCTTTCCTTGGACCTCGGTGGATTCAAAGAAGAGATCCTGCCGGGGGCATTCGACCGCATCCTGAACCGCCAGCGTGGCCGGCAGGACGTGGTGGCCCTGTTCAACCACGACAGCAACATTGTGCTCGGCCGTTCGTCGTCTGGCACGCTGGAACTCTCCAGCGACGACAAGGGGCTGCGGTACGTGGTGACGCCACCCGTAAGCCGGGCCGACGTGCTCGAACTGATTCAGCGGAGAGACGTGCGCGGCTCGTCGTTTGCGTTCACGGTGGACAAGAGCGGCGAAGCGTTCCGCACCGGCGAGGACGGCAAAGCCGTTCGCCAAATCCGCGAGGTGAGCGGGCTGTACGATGTCGGCCCGGTCCTGGTGCCCGCGTATCCGTCTACCTCGGCCACGGTCGCCATGCGTTCCTACGAAGCCTGGCTGGCATCGCAGACGCCCGCCGAGCCCGAGGCGGTTGCGGAAGTCGCCCGGCGTTCCCTGGCACTTGATGCCGCGGTCGCGTGGTCACTGAGGCTTCGCAATGTCTGAGGTTCGGTGCCAGTGTGGCGAACGTCTGCGGACTCGCTCCAGCCGGCCGGTCGGCAACGAGCGGCAGCGGTACATGCGGTGCCCGAAGTGCGGCGCGCGTGGAACGTGTTTTGTAAAAACAACACATTCCGAAGTCCGCTTCTGCAAGGCTCCCCGTCCCTAGCCGTAGCGTGAACTCCATCGGCAATACCGCCGCATGGAGATTACGCACACATGGACAATCTGAAGAAGCTTCAGGACGAAGCCGTGGCCCTCGCGAACCGGATCGACGCCGTGCGGGCGATCGAGAGCACGGACGCCGACAAGGTTGCCGAACGCGACCTGGAGCTGGAAACGCTCAACGCCGACGCGTCCAAGCTCGCCAAGAAGATCGACTTCGAGCGGTCGGTGGCCGACTCGGCGAAGAATCTCCGCAGCGTGGTCGAGCGGTGCAGCCCTGCCCCCGAGGTGGCTGAGGAGCGTTCTGAAAAGGTCCGCGTCGAAGCGGTTCCGTTCTCGGGTCGGCTCCGTGCGTTCGAGAACGCGAAGGACGCCTACCAGGTGGGCATGTGGTTCAAGGCCAAGGGCGGCGACGCGGAAGCCCGCCGTTGGTGCAACGACCACGGCGTCGAGGCTCGTGCCCAGGGTTCGACCGGCAGCACCACGGGTGCGGCCTTCGTGCCCGATGTGCTCTCCTCGACGGTCATCCGGCTCGTTGACCAGTATTCGGCCTTCGCCCAGAACGCCACCAACGTCTCGATGCCGTCGGACGTGGTCCTGTTCCCGCGTCGAACCGGCGGGGCGACCGCGTACTGGATCGACGAAAACGTGGCAATCACTGCCAGCGACCCGACCTCGAACCAAGTCACGCTGACGGCGAAGAAGGTCACGGGTGCGGTGACGATTGCTTCGGAGCTCCTGCAGGACTCCATCGTGTCGATCGCCGACTGGATCGCGGCCGAGCTCGGCCTGACTCTCAGCAACGCCATCGAGGCGGCTGCGTGGAGCGGCAACCCGAGCAACGCCCCGGCCGTCGCCGGTCTCGTCACGACCCACACTGGCGGCCTTCTGGCCTCCTCGGCTGCCACCTACGCGGCGTCGCTCGTGACCGCTGCCGGTGACACGCCCGACGAGGTGACGAAGGCGAACCTGCTCGCGATGATGGGCACCCTGCCCCAGCATTCGGTGGCGGGTGCCAAGTGGTTCTGTTCGCCGTATTTCTTCGCCACGACCATGCAGGCTCTCGACCTCGCCCAGGGCGGGTCGGTCGGCCTGGGGGCGGGCATGGGCCTCACCTTCCTCGGCAAGCCGGTGGTTCTCACCGACCGGCTCCCGAGCGGTGCGGATAGCTCCAGTGCGATCATGGCTCTCTACGGAGACATGGCGAACTCCAGCTACTACGGCGTCCGTCGTCAGATCGAAATCGCGTCCAGCGATCAGGTCAACTTCCTGTCGGACCAGACCGTCATCCGGGCCACGGCCCGCGTGGCGATCAACCACGCCAACCTCGGCACGTCGACCGTCGCCGGCCCGATCATCGGCCTGGTTGGCGCTGCCTGAGCCTGACGGCTTGACACAGGTGCAACGCTGGGCGGGCGGCTCCACAAGGGGCCGCCCGCTCTCTTTTTGGAGTTGCCAATGCTGGTCAAGGTTGGTGGGACTGAATGCGAGATCCGTGTGGAGGCCGTGATGAGCGTGCCGAGACTCGGGTTCATGTCGAACTTCTACACGTGGGCTCAGGCGCTGATGCCGCTAGGCATCCGCCCCACGATGATGCAGGGGGCCTTCTGGTCTCAATGCCTGTCCAGGGTTTGCCAGACGTTCATCGACAAGGCCGAGTATCTGCTGGTGGTCGATTACGACAGCGCATTCTCTCGGGCCGACCTTGAGCAGCTATTCGCCATGGCGATGACGTTTCAGTGTGACGCCCTGGCCCCGCTCCAGACGAAGAGGGAGGACGGCCGCCCAATGCTCACTTTGAAGGGCACGCTCGACAATCCGCCGAAGGACGGCCACACATCTTTGCCAGCCGCGTGGTTTGCCGAGCCTGTGCAGGAGGTGGACACGGCACACTTCGGCTGCACGATCCTGAGCACGGCCGCCCTGAAGCGATGCAAACTGCCATGGATGCAGGAGCTGCCCAACAGCGACGGCACCTGGGACGAAGCGCCGAAGACGCCGGGCGACCCTAACTGGCGGCCCCGGCGTGATTCCGACATAGCGTTCTGGGTCAACTGGCGAGAGAGCGGAAACCGCGTCTTCGTCACGCCACGGGTGTGTATTGGCCATGGCGAATACGTTTTCACGTGGCCCGGCAAAGACTTGGGCAAGCCCGTGTATCAGCACGCCACCGAATACTGCAACAGCATGAGGAAGCCCGACACTGCATGGAGCGTGCCCCAATGATGAAACTAAAGTTCACCCGTGCATGGCGTGGCTATCGCAAGGGGCAGGCGGTTGAGATCGCCGGCGGGCTGGCGGTGCAGCTGGTTGCCCAGGGCGTCGCGATTGAGGACCACCAGCAACCACTGATCGAGACGGCCGCGGTCGAGCCCGAGGTGGAGACCGCCGACGCCACACCCAAGCGGAGACGCCGGAAGTGACCTACAGAAGCCTGAATCGCCAGACGGGGCCGGCAGTTGAGCCCGTGACGCTTTCGGAAGCCAAGGCCCACATGCGGGTCGACACGAGCGATGACGACACCTACATCACGTCGCTCATCAAGGCGGCTCGCGAGTGGTGCGAAGAGTATCTGGACCGCACGTTGGTAAATACCCAGTGGGTCATGCGGTTCGACCGCTTCCCCACGGACGGCACGCACGACATCGAGCTACCACGCCCGCCGATTGTCTCCAGTGGAACCGCCACAGCGGTCGCCCTGACGTTCACCTACGAGAACGGCACGACGGCGACCTATGGCACATCAAGCTATCGCGTGGATCGGGCGAGCACGCCGGGGGCCGTGAAGACCTTGTACGGGCAGACGTGGCCGCCGCACCTCCAAGACGACAACGCCATCAGCGTGACCTGGTGGGCTGGCTACGGGGCCAGCGGCAGCGACGTGCCGCAGTCCATCCGCCACGCCATACTGATGCTGTGCAGCCACTGGTACGAAACCCGAGGCGCTACTATTTCTTCGGGGGCTGTACCGCAGGATGTGCCGCTGGGCGTTCGGGCGTTGCTGGGTTCCTGCAAGTGGGGCTCATACCGATGATTGAGCCAGGCAAGATGCGCGAACGCGTCACCGTGCAGATCGCCAGCGGCACCACCAACACGCTGGGCGAAACGATTCTGGCGTGGAACAACTCGACTAGCGTATGGGCTCACGTTGAAGGCGTGAGTGCACGCGAAGCCCTAGTCGCCGGCCAGGAGGAAACAAACATCACGCACCGCGTGCGGCTGCGGTATCTGCCGGGGCTCACTCAACAAATGCGTTTTGCGTGGCGCAGCCGCACGCTTGAAATCGTGTCGCTGCTTGAATACGGCAACCGCTCCGAGCACGTTGCCATCTGCGAGGAAACACGCTGATGGCCGATTTTGAAATGAAAGTCGAGTTCCCCGAACTGCGTGAGTTGCAGCAGGCGTTCAAGGGCTTTCGGCCCAACCTCGCCAAAAAGCACATGGGTGCCGCCATACGCCGTAGCCTTGCCCCAGGTACATCGGCCCTGCGTGGCACGACGCCAAAGGGGCCGACGGGGAATCTAAAACGTGCGATCACGTCAAAGGTGAAGACGTACGTGAGCGGAAACGCCGTGGGCCTTGTTGGCTACATGGCAGCCGGCAGCGGCAAGGCCAAGGCTGCCGCAGGCGGCAAGGTCCAGAAGGGTCGCGACCGGGCATTCCATGCAGGCTTTCTAGAGTTCGGCACCAAAAGGCGAATTATCAAAACATCATCGCGGCGTGCGGGTGCGTCAGTCGCTTCAAGCTTTCGCACTCTTGGCCCGTTCACCATCGCGAAAACGGCTAGGCGTGGCAAAAACGCAGGCGTCGTGAGGGTGACGACAAAGCCAAGGTATCCCAAGGCGTTCTTTAAAAAGGCACCTCGGGGGGCAATCTTGGACGTGCGAGAAATGCCGAAGGGTGGATCCATGGGGCAGCCGCCAGTTCGATCCGCTTACCAAAAATCACTGCCTGCCATGCGTTCTCAGCTGACAGCCAATATGACGCAGTCGCTCATTAACGCCTCCAAGGACTTGGCAGACAAATTTCCACCAAAGAGAAACGACTAGGACATGCCTACCAAATACCCCGAAGCGGTCCTGCGTTCCGCCCTGGTCGGCTCAACAGCGGTCACCAGCCTAGTCGGCGCAAGGATTTACCCGCTGCTTGCGCCATCGTCGGCAACCCTGCCATTCGTCACCTGGCGGCGGTCTGGCATTACGCGTGAACAGACGCTGGGGGCCCCGATGGGAGTGCCACGCGTCAGCGTGGAATACAGCATCTACGGCGGCACCTACGAACAGGCCAGGGACGTTGCCGACTCAATGCGCCTCGTTCTGGATGGATACGGCGGCACCGTGGACAATACACAAATACGGCAGGCTTCTCTGGAAAACGAATCCGACGACTTCGTGGAGCTCGCCGGGGCAGAGGTTCCGCCGGTGTATCAGATCACCCAGACCTACGACATCTGGTGGCAGGAGACATAACGCCATGGCAGCTACGCCGCATGACAACACCGCGACCGGAACTACGGTTACGTTTCCAGGCTTCACGGGCAGCGTCACCAATATCGTTTTTTCCCAGAACGAAAATGCCAGCGTTAATGCCGACCGCATTGACATCAGCCACCTGGGGCAGACCACTGGCGAAACGATGCGGATGCTGCTGCGGCCGTTGAAGTCATTCACAGAAACCGGCAAGACAATCAGCATTGACTACATCGGATCGGGCATCTTGTCGGGCGGCAGCACCGGTACGCTTGTGATTGCCGGCGGGCTCACAGTCAACGCCACGGCAACGGTTCAAAGTTCGAGCGTCACGCTCGCAGTCA